GACCCTAATATGCAGAATATGCCAAGAGGTGGTACGTTTCCTGTCAAGAAGGTATTCGTGTCACGTTGGGAAGGTGGCAAGATACTTGAAGCTGACTTTGCTCAGTTGGAGTTTCGTGCTGCGGCATATTTATCACAAGATAAGGTAGCAATGGATGAAGTCTCTACTGGATTCGATGTTCACTCATATACGTCTCAAGTTATTAGCGATGCAGGTCAACCGACTTCTCGCCAAGATGCGAAAGCACACACGTTTGCACCACTCTACGGAGCAACAGGGTTTGGAAGAACCAAAGCAGAAGCTGAGTACTACGAACACTTTACAGAAAAGTACAAAGGCATCAAAGCTTGGCACTCCAGATTGGCTAAAGAAGCTTTAGAGACAGGTATGATAACTACACCATCAGGCAGACAGTTTGTCTTCCCTGATGTAGAAAGAAAAAGAAATGGTACAGTTACTTATTTTACACAGATAAAGAATTATCCTGTGCAGTCATTTGCTACAGCAGATATAGTTCCTTTAGTACTAATGCATATAGATAAGCAACTTGACAACATACAGTCTTGTGTGGTAAATACTGTACACGACTCTATCGTAATAGACGTACACCCAAATGAAAGGGTAATGGTATTGAATATTATTCGTAATACAAATGAGACACTTATTAATTTAATTAATTTAACATTTAAAATAGACTTTAATGTGCCTTTATTATTAGAAGCGAAAATAGGAGATAACTGGCTTGACACAAAGGATGTGTCGTGATATAACTATGGTTCTTTAGAAAGGAGAATTACATGAATGAAATAACTACAATTAATGAAGATAACTATGCATCTATGGCTAAAGCTATGGGTCTACCAACACCTTCTGTAAATACACAGAAAAAGGCTAGTCTTTTAAATAGGTTCAGGGTTTGGCATAATCCTACTATGGGAAAGAAAAAGTTAGATGGTAAGGAGTTTAATACGGAAGTTGTTGAAGGTGGGCTATTTAGACTTGAAGTAGTGGGTGACCCTTCTACTTTTTACTTTGCAGAGAAGGTAAAGATAAGACCTTTCATGCAAAGGTTTATGTATAAAAGATTTATTATGGGTGTAGGTGATATACCAAATGCTTATAATAAAACTATTATGGCAGACACTTTAAATATAGATTTAAAAGATGATGCAGGTACATTCAACTGTGGTAAACCAGCAGGGTATGTAGAAGACTTTCAAGCATTACCTGAGAATACTAAGAAGTTAATTAAATCTATTAAGAGGAACAGGGTAATCTTTGGCATTGCTGAATTAATCAATCCTGTTCAAGGCATAGATGGCGAAGAAGTAAAGGACTTACCTAGCTTTCCAATTATATGGGAGATTGATAATAGAGATGCATTTAAATCATTAGGTGATATCTTTACTAAGCTTTCTAAGATGGAGAGATTACCATTACAACATATGATAAACTTAGATGGTACTACAGGCTTTAGTACTAATAATGGTAGTAAGTATTATATTCCCAATGTTAATTTAGATTTAACTAAGAAGTTAGATATAGTTGAAGAAGACCATAAAACATTTGGAGACTTTATGGATTGGGTAAAGGTATATAATGATGGCATTGTTAAGAAGTGGGATGAGAAAGTATCTATAAGGCAGGATGAAGTATCTGAAGAAGATATGAATACTGTTGAAGCTTTTATAGATGTGGAAATGGAAGATGCTAATGCCTAGTATGTCACACCCTGCTGAATTGTCCTTGCATCAGTATATGTCTGATGCTGTTAATGGTAAGTCTACTATGTCAGAAGAAGTTATTGAACAGGTAGGCAACGATGTAAAGGATGCATTGAGAAAACAATTTGGTGGGGGTCAAAATCGTGGTGACTTTCGCCTACGTATGTCCAACTTAGGCAGACCAACTTGCCAACTATGGTTTGATAAAAATAAACCTGAAGTAGCCCTAGATAAACCTAATAGCTTTATGATGAATATGATGTTAGGTGATATAGTAGAAGCTGTGTTTAAAGGTTTATTAAAAGCATCAGGAGTTAAGTATGAAGAACCTGAACATGTATCATTAGAAGTAGATGGTACAAAAATTAATGGTACTTATGACTTAGTGATTAATGATGCAGTTGATGATGTTAAGTCTGCTTCAGCTTGGTCTTATGATAATAAGTTTGAATCTTTTGAGACGTTAAGTCAGGGCGATGCATTTGGTTATATAGCACAACTTGTTGGCTACGCAAAAGCTGCTAAAAAGAAAGTTGGTGGTTGGTGGGTAGTCAACAAAGCTAATGGCAAGTTTAAATATGTGTCAGCTCAAAATGTTGACGAACCTAAAGAGATGAACAAAATCAAAGCAACAGTTCAAAAAGTTAAAGATAATACATTTGAAAGGTGCTTTGAGCCAATAGAGGAGACGTTTAGAGGTAAGCCTACAGGCAATACTATACTAGGTATAAGTTGTGGGTTTTGTGACTATAGAAATGATTGTTGGGAAAACTTAAAAACTCTTCCATCTGTGATGTCTAAAGCACAATTTCCTAAAGTAGTTAACTATGTAGAACTAAATAATGTCTCCTCATAAAATAAGAAGAGAAGCTATAAAGTATGGGTATAGGAGTGGCTTAGAGCATAAGTTATCACAGTATCTTGACTCGCTTAAACATAAGTATCAATATGAAAGCATCAAGATTGAATGGGAAGACTTAGCCTATCGCACCTATACCCCTGACTTTATACTTGAGAATGGTATCATCATAGAAACTAAAGGTAGGTTTCTAGTAGCAGACAGAAGAAAACATTTAGCTATACAAAAGCAACATCCTAAATTAGACATTAGGTTTGTATTTACAAATAGTAAAAGTAAATTAAATAAAGGAGCAAAGTCTACATATGAACAGTGGTGTATAAAACACAAATTTAGATACTACGATAGAATCATACCTGAAGATTGGTTAAAAGAAAAAGGTAAAAACAAACATCCTGAATTTATAAAATTCGTAGGAGCAAAAGTGAGGAGAGAAAAATGACAATACAAATGGATAATAAAGGTAATCATTTCTTCATAGAAATAGTTCCTAACATTGATGATACAGGTAAATGGTTAGGAGAGTTTCAATTAGTAATAAATGCTAGAAAAACTAATATTGATGACGATAGCTTCTATCAACTAGAACAGTTATGCCAAATGGGATGTGCTGCCCTTTCACTAATGGAAGAGGACAAGGATATTCAAAATAAAGTGTATGATTATATGGAAAGTCCTGAAACTATAACTAATAAAAGTGTTCCTAAAAATACAGCCTTAATACATGAGGTATCAGATAACGTTATATCTGTAAAATTTGATAAGGGTATTAAGAGTTGACACTAGCTAAAGGGGAGTATATAAAAGATATGAGACACATGGAATATATGAAACACCTAGCAGAAAAGGAGACAGCAATGAAATACAACAAAGATGATGACATGGTTAATCATCCTGAACATTATAACAAAGCAGGTATTGAAACTATTGATGCCTTAGAAGCTATGTTAGGTGATGGATTTGAAGCCTATCTACAAGGTAATATTATGAAATACTTATGGCGATACAAGTATAAGAATGGCTTAGAAGATTTAAAGAAAGCTGAGTGGTACTTACATAAATTAATAGAGGTCAAAGATGTCAAAAGTTAAAATTATGATGAGTATTTCTGTAGACCCTGACGAATATTCAGTACCCTCTGATGGCAGAATAGGCGAAGAAATAGAAGACTATATTACTGATGTAATACACGAGTTAGACGGAGTTAAAATTACAAGCATAAGAAGTATAACTGAGGAGACATAAAATGATAAATAACTTTCTACCAACAGACTATCAGAACTTCATAGCACTCTCTCGCTATGCTAGATGGAAAGAAGATGAACAAAGAAGAGAGAATTGGGGTGAAACTGTAGATAGATACTTTGACTATATGACTACGCATCTTAAAAAGAACCATCAATATACTATGACCAAAGCATTAACTAATATGCTTAAAGAGCAGATACTTTCTCTTGGTGTAATGCCTAGCATGAGAGCCTTGATGACATCAGGACCTGCGTTAGACAGATGTCATGTAGGTGGTTATAATTGTAGTTATATACCTGTAGCTAGCCCACGAGCCTTTGACGAATGTATGTATATACTTATGTGTGGCACTGGTGTAGGCTTCTCTGTTGAACGTGAGAATGTAGACAAGTTACCTAT